AACATTTAAACCATTGGTGTCAATTAGAATGGCATCAACAGCTTTGGGTGCTGTAGTACTTCCTTACAATTTAAACTTCTTACCTACTACCTCAGACAATTATGAGTTAGCTTTATTCAAGAATACTACACTAACAACACCAACATGGACTGCAGTTTCTTCAGATGCTAATGTGGAACAAGACTTAGCATCCACTTCTATGTCTGGTGGTACTCTTGTATATAGCGAATTCACCACAGGTAAATCAGGAAGAGTTCCTTTGGCTACTGGATCTGGTTATAACTGGGACTTGCAACTAGGTACTTCTTTAACTGGTGTAAGTGATATTTATACATTAGCTGCTAGAACAGTAGCTTCAACTGGTGGTGGTATAGGTTCTCTTTCTTTTTATGACTTAACACAATGACCAGCAAAAATAGAAGCTTAGGTTTAACGCTTACAACTAGCAATGCAGATGTATACACTGTACCTGCTAGTTTTAAAGCCACTATCGATTCCATCCTCATCAGTAATATTACATCTTCGGCAGTTACTTTTAATTTAGACTGGTATAAATTGTCTAATACAACTTACTATCCGATTGCTACCACTGTGAGGATGGAACCTAACAGTGTGTTACAAATTACAGATGCGTTATATCTGGAAGCTGGTGATAAATTAAGAGGACTAGCAAGTGCTGGTAGCTCTATCGTTGTATCTGTTCGAGTGAAAGAACAGTTTGCCGTATCTAACTTATAAGGAACATCATGGCTACTAAATGGATTCAAGAGGCTATTAAGAAGCCCGGTGCTTTGAGAAAAGAACTAGGTGTTAAGGAAGGTAAGACCATTCCTGCTAAGACATTGGCAAAGGCTGCTAAGGCTCCCGGTAAATTGGGACAAAGAGCTAGACTTGCTGAAACATTAAAGAAGATGAAGTGATGGCTAAAAGAGAACTAAACGAACAGCAGAAGAAGTTCATTGAGGTGTTATTTGCTGAGGCTGGTGGCAATCCAGCTAAGGCAAGGCAGCTTGCTGGCTATAGCGAAGGCTATGCTACTAAGATGATTATGGACACTCTCAAGGAAGAAGTGATTGAAGCTACACAGCTTTACATTGCTATGAATGCTCCTCGTGCAGCTATGGCTGTTGTTAGTGGCATTGCAGATCCTACAGAGTTGGGCTTGAAAGAAAAGCTTAATGCTGCTAAGGATTTGTTAGACAGGGCTGGTCTGGTAAAAACAGAGAAGGTTCAGGTGGAGTCACCATCTGGCATTATGATTTTGCCAGCCAAAGATAAGAGTGAGTGAGAGAGACTTAGGGGCTTGGATACTTCCACAGCCTAGAGAAAAGGAAACATATGTACCTATACCAAAAATTGGTAGAACTATTCCATTTGGCTACAGACAAGATGAAACAGATCCTGACCTCTTGCAGCCAATACCTGCAGAGCTTGAAGCGTTAGAAAAAGCTAAGAAGCATCTAAAGCAATATCCTTCTAGGCAGGTAGCTGCTTGGTTGACTAAGGTGAGTGGCAGAGAGATTAGTCATGTTGGTCTTTTAAAGAGAATAAAGAGTGAGCGAAAACACGGATACAAATCCACTACTTACCGCAACCTTGCCCGAAGGCTCCAAAAAGCCCTTGAGCAAGCGCAAAGGTACGAAAAGAGGCTCGGTAAAGAAGACCAAACCGGATACTTCGAGTCAGAAAGCTACAGCAAGCTTACCGAATATATCGATAGCAAGCTCGGAGGAGACACCGCTACCCATAACTGATGATAGAGAAGTGTTGTTTAAGCCCAACCCCGGGCCTCAAACATTCTTCTTAGCATCGTCAGAGAGGGAAGTGTTGTATGGTGGTGCTGCTGGTGGTGGTAAATCTTATGCCATGCTTGCAGATCCACTGAGATATATGGTGCATCCACAGTTTTCTGGATTGCTTTTGCGTCATACGACAGAAGAACTTAGAGAACTTATCTGGAAAAGCCAAGAGCTTTATCCAAAGATTTACCCCGGCATCAAGTGGAGTGAGAGAAAGATGCAGTGGGAAGCACCTTCAGGAGCTAGACTATGGATGTCTTACCTTGATAGAGACGAAGACGTACTGCGATATCAGGGTTTGGCGTTCAGTTGGATTGGTTTTGATGAGTTGACGCAGTGGCATACGCCATTTCCGTGGAACTATATGCGTTCTCGACTGCGTACAGCAGCATCTGACCTACCAATCTTCATGAGAGCTACGACAAACCCGGGTGGTCCGGGTCATGCTTGGGTGAAGAAGATGTTTATTGACCCTTCTCCTGCTGGAAAAGCGTTCGATGCGACAGATATTGAGAGTGGAACCACCTTAGTGTACCCAAAAGGACACAGCAAAGAGGGGCAACCACTGTTTAAGCGTAGGTTTATCCCTGCTATGTTGACGGATAACCCTTATTTGATGCAGACAGGTGACTATGAGACGATGTTGTTGTCTCTTCCTGAGCACCAACGCAAGCAATTGTTAGAAGGTAACTGGGATATTGCAGAAGGTGCAGCCTTTCCTGAGTTTAATAGACAAATTCATGTGGTTGAACCCTTTGACATCCCTAAAAATTGGACAAGGTTCAGGGCTTGTGACTATGGATATGGTAGTTACAGTGCTGTTGTGTGGTTTGCTGTGTCTCCTAGTGAGCAATTGGTAGTTTATCGTGAGCTTTACGTCAGCAAGGTGCTGGCTAAGGACTTGGCTCACATGGTTTTAAGGGCAGAGGAAAATGATGGGACTATCCGCTATGGTGTTCTTGATAGTAGTTGCTGGCATAAGCGTGGTGACACAGGTCCGTCTCTTGCTGAACAGATGATCTTAGAAGGTTGTAGGTGGAGGCCAGCAGATCGTAGTGCAGGTAGTCGAGTATCTGGTAAGAATGAGATACATCGTAGACTTCAGCTCGATCCCTTTACAGAACAACCAAGAATGGTTATAACAAGCAACTGTATTCATACAATTGCACAGCTTCCTATCATTCCTTTGGATAAAAGGAACCCGGAAGATATTGATACTAAGTCTGAGGATCACTTATATGATGCCCTTAGATATGGCGTAATGAGTAGACCCAGAAGTAGTATTTGGGACTATAATCCAGCAACATCTAAACCAGCAGGGTTGAAGGTAGCTGATCCAGTGATGGGATATTAAAGGTAATATATGGCAGAGAAACAATCTTTCATGGATAGTGATCCTATTGCATTAAAAGATATTAAGAAAGATGGGGATGATACTTTCCAAGGGGACTCTCTTGTTAAGTATATTCAACAACTTTTTAGCAAATCTGAAGAAAGTCGTATTACGGATGAGACACGCTGGTTAAAGGCGTACAGAAACTATAGAGGTATCTATGGTCCTGATGTTCAATTCACTGAGACAGAGAAGTCTCGTGTGTTCATCAAGGTGACAAAGACTAAGACACTTGCTGCCTATGGTCAGATCACTGATGTGTTATTTGCTAATAACAGATTTCCTTTATCTGTAGATCCCACACCTATTCCTGATGGTGTTGCTGATTCAGTTCACTTTGATCCTACAGAACCTGAAGACATGCCAGATACAGAGTTGGAAGTTCCTTCTCCGTTTGGTTATAAGGGTGATGGTAAAGACTTACCTCCCGGTGCTACAGCACATACATTGCAAGCCAACCTTGGCCCATATAAAGAGAAGCTTAAGGATGTTAAGAACTTAAGAGATGGCCCCGGTGCTACACCTAACAGCATTACATTCCATCCAGCAGCAGCGGCTGCTAAGAAGATGGAGAAGAAGATTCAAGATCAGTTGGATGAGAGTGGAGCTACTAAGCATTTAAGATCTACTGCCTTTGAGATGGCTCTGTTTGGTACAGGCATCATGAAAGGTCCATTCGCTCTTAACAAGGAATATCCAAACTGGGATGAAGATGGTAAGTATACCCCTATCATCAAAACTGTTCCTGAAGTGTCTCATGTTTCAATCTGGAATTTCTATTGGGATCCTGATGCTATCAACATGGATCAGTGTCAGTATGTGATTGAGCGTCACAAGATGAGCAGAACAGAAATGTATGCTCTGAAGAAAAGACCTTTCTTCCGTGGTAATGTTATTGATCAAGTTGTTGAGCAAGGCGAAGGTTACGTTAAGAAGTATTGGGAAGATGACTTGAGAGACTATGCTCCTCGCTTCGGTATCAGCAGATATGAAGTGTTGGAATATTGGGGCAATGTTTCTATTGATCTTCTCAAAGAGAACGATGTAGAGATTCCTCCAGAGTTGGAAGACATGGAAGAGTTGCAAGCCAACATCTGGTATTGCAATGGCTCTATCTTGCGCTTGGTATTAAATCCATTTAAGCCAGCCAAGATTCCTTACCATGCTGCCCCATATGAACTCAACCCATACTCACTTGCTGGTATTGGTGTTGGTGAGAACATGAATGATACACAGACTCTCATGAATGGTTTCATGCGTATGGCTGTGGACAATGCCGTGTTGTCTGGTAACTTGGTGTTTGAGATTGATGAAACCAATATGGTTCCCGGTCAAGAACTTTCTGTCTATCCCGGCAAAGTGTTTAGAAGACAGGGTGGTGCTCCGGGTCAGTCTTTGTTTGGAACTAAGTTTCCTAACGTGGCTGCTGAGAACTTGCAACTGTTTGATAAAGCAAGACAACTTGCTGATGAGTCAACAGGTATTCCATCATTTTCTCACGGACAAACAGGCATCTCTGGTGTAGGAAGAACAGCTTCTGGCATTAGCATGTTGATGAGTGCTGCATCAGGTAATATCAAAACAGTTATCAAGAACATTGATGATTATTTGTTAGAGCCTCTGGGTAAAGCCTTCTTCAGCTTTAACATGCAGTTTGACTTTGATGCTGAGATCAGAGGTGACTTGGAAGTTAAAGCTAAGGGTACAGAAAGCTTGATGGCTAACGAGGTGAGAAGCCAGCGACTGATGCAGTTCTTGCAGATCGCTAGTTCTCCAGCGTTGATGCCCTTTGCTAAGTTCCCATACATCATCAAAGAGATTGCTAAGAGTATGGACTTAGATCCAGACAAGGTAACTAACAGCATGGAAGAAGCTGCATTGCAAGCTTACTTGCTTAAACAACATCAGGAAATGACAGGTGCTACACCACCTGCTGCTCCTGCTGAGGGTGCTCCCGGTGTACAAGATATGACTGGTGGCGGTGGTGGTAACATTGGAGTTGGTGCTGCACCTGCTCCGGGTGAACAAGGATTTGCAGGTAATGTCCAACAACAAGCCGTTCCTCCCCAAGCTTAAGCCGATGGCTAACAACCACTTACAGTGGGAAGCCTTCTGCGATATGCTGGATTACAACGTAGTTCAGCAGCAGAGAAAGCTTGAGCAAGCAGTAGAGATGAGTGATGTTTTTAAAGCACAAGGAGCTATTGCTGCTTTGCGACATCTTAAATATTTGAGAGATGAAATAAATGTTGAACAATAACATGGATAAACTATTTGCTGAAGGTGGTATGAATCAGCAAGGTGGAACTACAGACCCAGTAAGTGGTAATGAAGTTCCTACTGGATCGCTTCAAAAAGAAGTGAGAGATGATATTCCTGCACAACTTAGTGAAGGTGAGTTTGTTCTTCCTGCTGATGTTGTTCGATACATCGGTCTTGATCGCTTGATGAAATTAAGAGACAAGGCTAAAGAAGGACTGGCTAAGATGGAAGAGATTGGTCAGATGGGTAATGCTGATCAAGTTGAAAACCCAGAAGCCTCTCATGGCGAAGACTTCTCTGCAGAGATTGATAGCATTATGGGTGAAGTAGATAGTGAAAAGAATCACTTGGCTGGTGGCGGTATGCCCACACCTGCTACTCCTGAGGTAAAACAATTTAAGAAGCCTGACGGTAATTCTATGTTTGTTACCTTTATCAATGGTGAGCCAGCTACTCCCATTCCAGAAGGTGCTCAAGAGATTACAGGACTTAATGCCAATCAGAAAGTATTCTCTTCTTTGACCAACACTGAAAAAGAAGTTAATAAAAAGACTGATGTTAAAGATGTAATGACCAGCAGTCAGAGTGACTTAGACAAGAGACTTGAAAAAGCTTTGTTTGATAAAGTTACTCAGTATGCTACTGAGAAACAGAACAAAGATACTATCAATAAAAACATTGAGTTTGATTCTTCTGCATTCAAACATGACCAAGACTTAGTAGATGTTTCAGACGCTCTTGATTACAATCTTACAACTGGTATGGATTCACAGATGTTATCTGGAGAATTAGATAATGCAGCCACCTCAAGTATTATGGAAACACCTGAAGTGTTACCAGAAGTCTTACCTCCTGTTCCTCTGGCTAAGGGTGGACTAGTAAGTAGAAGACAAAAGTAATATATAATTTGAATACCTAAGTCTGAGGTGGGCAGACAGGTACTTAATAATTCCCACCATCATTGGCTACCTATCTCCCTGTATTGACAGCTACAGTTAGCCCCAACTTTAAAGGTAATTTATGACAACAGAAGTAGTGCTTGATCAAAAGCAAGAAGTAAAAGCGTTCTCTCCTTTCGGTAAACGTAACTCTACTGAGGAACGTATTAAGGAAGAAGAGGCAGAGTTGAAAGAACTTCAGGCAGCTAATAAGCCATCTGAAGAAGAACCAACAGACACTGGTGCTGAACCAGAGAGTGCAGAAGAGAAGAGCTTTAAGAAGCGTTATGGTGATCTTCGTAGACATTCTCAGCAGCAACAAACGCAACTGCAAAGTCAGATTGATGCATTGAAAGCTCAACTGGAGCAGTCTACTACTAAGCAAATTAAGTTCCCTAAAACTGAGGAAGAACTTAATGAATGGGCATCACAGTATCCTGATGTTGCTAAGATTGTTGAAACCATTGCTATGAAGAAGGCTAAGGAACAGGCTAAAGAAATTGAAGACCGATTCCGTCAGCTTGATGAAAGAGAACAACAAACCGCCAAGGAAAGAGCAGAAGCTGAATTGATGCGTTTGCATCCAGACTTTGGTTCTATCCGTGACGATGATGCATTCCATGACTGGGTTGAAGACCAGCCTAAGTGGGTGCAACAGGCTTTGTATGAGAATGACTCAGACGCTAAAGCAGCAGCCCGAGCCATTGACTTGTATAAAGCTGACAAAGGTATTAAGACTAAGAAAGAAACTAGTCCTAAAGAAGCAGCACAGAGCGTTGGCACTAGAGGTGCTCGTTCTACCCCTGCTCCTGAAGATACAAACGGTACTTTCTATGAGTCTCAAGTGAATAAAATGACCAGCTTTGAGTATGAAGCTAACCAAGAAGCTATTTCAAAAGCTATTAAATCTGGTAAGTTTGTATACGATTTGAGTGGTAGTGCTCGATAAGTATTGACAAAAGTTATATTACTGATATAACTTTATCATTGGTCACCTTGTGGCCTTTCACTCTGGAGCCTAAGCCGTTACCGCAATAACCACCTTAGGCTCTGGAAAAGTTAACGCAAAACAGTAAGCTATCAGAATTACCTGAAGTTTGTTGGCCTGTAGATTTTAGGGAGGCGTTCCTACTATTTACACACCCAATAGAACACAGCCTCTGAGGTGATGTAAAGCGTATTTAATTATATGCCCTTATATCTTAGGAGGATAAATCATGGCATTTCCAAAAGCTGTAGGTTACGGCAATTTACCTAATGGTAACTTTAGCCCAGTAATCTATTCCAAGCAAGTACAACTTGCATTCCGTAAATCGTCTACCGTTGAAGCCATTACAAATAATGACTACTTCGGTGAAATCGCCAACATGGGCGACTCTGTCAAGATCATCAAAGAGCCAGAAGTTTCTGTTCAGAACTATGCTCGTGGTACACAAATCACAGCACAAGACCTGAATGACGAAGACTTCACACTGGTTGTTGATCAGGCTAACTACTATGCATTCAAGATTGATGACATCGAAGCTGCTCACTCACATGTGAACTTCATGCAGATGGCTTCTGATCGTGCAGCATATCGTTTGCGTGACCAGTATGATCAAGACGTTCTGGGCTACTTGTCTGGCTATGCACAATCTGCAAAGCACACACAAGCTGGTACAGCTCGTACAACTTACCCCGGCACTAAGGCTTTGTCCGAAGCTGGTTCTGACGAGTTGTTGTCTACAATGAAACTGAAGAAGGGCGACTTCTCCAACATTACCACTGGTTCTGCTGGCGATCACTCCATTCCTTTGGCTCCACGTTTGCCCGGTGCTACTGCTGCACCTACAGCAACAGCCACTCCATTGCAAGTGATTGCTCGTATGGGTCGTTTGTTGGACACACAGTTTGTTGACACAAACGGTCGTTGGTTGGTCGTTGACCCCATCTTTATCGAATTGTTGAAGGACGAAGATTCACGCTTGTTCAACAACTTGTTCGGTGGTGCTGGTCTGCAAAACGGTTTGGTGGTAGATAACTTGCACGGCTTCCGTGTGTTTGTTTCTAACAACTTGCCTAAGGTTGGTACAGGTGCTGGTACTTCTGGTACAGCTAACCAAAACAGCAACTTCGGTGTTATTGTGGCTGGTCATGACTCTGCTGTGGCAACTGCCCAACAGATCACCAAGACTGAGACATATCGTGATCCCGACAGCTTCGCTGACATCGTG